TCTGGTGCCGTGATTTTCTCTAGCGCTTCCGCCTGCAGCTTTTGCCCCGGGATCCGGGCGACCAGGAGCGCAGTGCTGGCGGTCAGCTTGCCTTCAAAAAATGCATCCCTTCCTTTCGGGCAAAGTTCACACAGCTTAAGGCTGGCATACACGTAGGCCTTGCTCTTCCCGATCTTCTCGGCAAGGGTGGCGGCGGTGTATCCGTTGGAATCGAGCAGCTGGCGGAATCCCTCCGCTTCTTCCATGGGGTGCAGGTCGTTGCGGTGGAGATTTTCCAGGACCTGCAGCTCGAGCGCTTCGAGGTCGGTAAGATCGCGGATCGTCGCGGGGATGGTTTCGAGGCCTGCTTTGACGGCGGCGCGATAGCGGCATTCCCCCGCGACGATTTCGTAGGTTTCAGCAAGCAAGGCATGCGGCCGCGAACCTGTCGGCCGCACCAGGATGGGTTGCAGGACGCCCACCTTGGCGACGCTCGCGGCCAGTTCGCCGATCATTTCATCCGTGATGCGCTTGCGGGGATTGGTGGCTGATGGCGTGACCTTGTTCACCGGCAATAGCGCCTGGTGAACGAGATCGGGGGATTGAATTAGGGTTTGCATTGTTCTTCTACGCCTCCATTGTTAAGTGCGGGTTACGGCGTTCCCGCTATCCCTCGATGGCTCCGGCTTGGCGTCCGGCTGGGGGACGGCCCTTGCGGGCGTATCCACCGTACTCACCAATGCCAGCTACACCGGAAATTCGTATCTTGTACGGTGGATGGCGAAGATTACAACCAGAAGTTATATTCTGTCAACAACTGATTGTTGTATTTTATGTGCTAGGGACCGCGTTATAGAAAGTTCTTGCCTTCTATACGATAGTGTGTATAATACACACTGTGAACAGCACAAAACTAATCCAGCTTCTGAAGGAAAACGGCTTTGAAGTCAGCCGGATCAAAGGCAGCCACCATCAGATGACCAAAAGCGGCAAGACCGTGACAGTGCCGCACCCTAAGAAGGATTTGGGGATTGGATTAGTTAATGCGATTTTGAAACAGGCGGGATTAAAATGAGGAGGGTATATGCGATATCCGATAGCAATTGAACCTGGAAACGATAGCCAGGCTTACGGCGTAGTGGTTCCGGATCTGCCCGGTTGTTTCTCAGCTGGAGATACGATTGACGAGGCCATGAGCAATGCTCAGGAGGCAATTCTGCTGCACCTGGAGGGATATTTGGATCAGAGCTTGGCGTTTCCGACTCCGGGCTCCATAGAGGAGCATCGGAAAAACTCAGACTACGAAAGCTGGGTATGGGCCCTGGTGGAAGTTGATTTATCTCAACTGGAGAATGGCGTGGAACGGATAAATATTACGATCCCGAAAAAGATTCTTCGGGTGATAGATGCCGGCGCGGCGCGGACGGGAGAGTCTAGATCGGCGTTTCTTTCCAATGCTGGATTGGAAGCTGCCAGGCAGGCTGTCGTGAGGTAGGTTATTCCTGGTGAAGGGGCGTGAGTAGGTGCTTCCCATTGTTGTATAGCGCATATCGATTTACCCCACGGTCGACCCGCCACCACATGAACGCTTCAGTCGGGAGGGACTTCGTCTGAGCTATGTGAGCAGCTTCCTCGACCGGCGTTTCCGGGTCCATCCAACGCCTGGCGTCCTCGGGCTCAAGCACCACAGGCCGCCTGTCGTGGATGTCTACCATTCCTCCCTCTGCACCTGCTGTGACGATCACCACACCGGTCTCGACCTCTTGATGGGGCATGTTGTGTTCCCACCGGATGAAGTTGGTCAGGGCAGCCATGAAGATAGGTTCATCCGCAATCCGGGTAATGAACCATGGCTGCTTCTTGCCGCCTTCTACAGTCCATTCATACCATCCTTCCGAGGGAACAATCACGCGGCCGGCTCGGAACATATGTCGGAAGTATCGCCCGGTTAAGGCTTTCTCAATCCGCGCATTGATCCAAGGCTTCCTGTTTTCTTGGGCCTCCTTAGGAGTGCGATAGCCCCATCGGTTGCTGCATACGCTCGGCCCACTCCCACGCATATCAAGAATTCGAATAGGCGCACCAGGGCATACGTTGTATTGGGGGATAGGATCGCCGCCCACCCACGCGGGTTCATAGCTCACGTCCCAGCCAACTTTCCGGGCGTACCCCTTGCGGAAATCAGTCTGAATGATGCGGCCGCACACGGAATGTCAATCCAGTCTCAATCCCAGTTCAGGGCTGCAGTTACCAATTCGCTTTCCTGATTTGCTGTCCTTGAGTATTACCAGGGATAGTTTTGGGTTCCAGTCTATCTTGTAGTATTGGAAAACTACCAAGCAAAGATTCTGTTTTACCTCAAAATCCAATGAGTGAAAGGTCGGGGTTACCCACATGTGAGGCATCTCCCCGGGGAATTCGATTTTTTGAAGAACACCTACCTTCATAGCCTCTTGAATAAATTTCATCCGAGCTTTTTGTTTTCCATCGTCTTTGGGCTTGGGTTTCTGCGGCTCTTGGTCTTTTGAGGATGTCGCAATTTGGCCTTCCTTGGGAATTTCTATGCCGAGTCGTAAGGTAAGTTCATCAAAACAAGCTAGTCTTCTTAGCGCGGTCGAGGCACTCGCACATTTTGCAATTTCTGCCTTCAGGTCTTTGGGTTGTCTCTTGTTTCCTTGAGCAAATCCGTGAGCGGGAATCATGGCGAACACAATTCCTATTGCCACCAATTTTTTCACCCGTTCACCTTCTTCAAAAGGCGGTATATCAGACACATTAACATTTGGATTGCAAAACCCGGGCTACGGTGAGCTTCGCCTGCCGTATCTACGTCGAAGGTGCGGTCCTGGTACATCGCCGCAAAGGCGACACCGATTAACTCACCGTTCTCTGCTTGCTTCAGTAATGTCCGTAAAGCCTCGATAGAGGTGTGTGAAATTGTTTTGGGAGCTAGGGTAAATGGCGGTGGCTGGGTCATTGCGTCTTCCTTTTTCGACTATCTCCTTTTTCCGGCACTACCGTAGCATCAGGGCCATGCAACGGCATGCGACCGCGGTTCGCGGGCTTTGGATCCGATTCGGGCTGAGATACTGGAGGAGGAGTGGCGAGTGCTTTTGTCAGCTGGACAAGCTTGTACTTGTCTTGCTCATCCATTTTTTCCATAACGCGAAGCACAGTTTCTTCAGGGGACTCAGGTGCGGCCTCATAAATAAAGGGCTCGTCGCCACGTCCGGTTACAAACCATTCAAAGCTTACATTCGCCTCCTTTGCAATCTCGATACATTTTTCTGTCGTAGGAAAGCTTTCACCTTCCAACCACTTTCTTGCCGATTCCTGCGAAACATGGAATTTTTTCCCAAGTAGAAATTGGCGGTTTTGGCCCTTCGGTGGGATTTTTAGCAAATCCGCAACCCGGTTCATACGTCGCGCAAAGCCTTCTTTTTCCTCGGAGCTCATCGTTGCGATAGTACGCGGTTTGGAAACAACAATCAGTTGTTGACTCTTTACAACAATTGGTTGTAATATCGCCGAATGGAACATACGAACTCCCTTTCAAAAGCGATCGAACTGGTCGGATTACGTCAGCTTGCTGCTCGTGTTGGCGTCACCTACCAGGCCATTCAAAAGTTCCAGAAAACCGAGGTTTCATCTGAACGGGTCCTGGCTATCTCGGCTGCAACCGACTACCAAGTAACACCCCACGAGCTCCGTCCCGATATTTACCCGCATCCAAGCGATGGACTTCCGGAAAACCTGCGGCTTACCGCAGCGCGATCACATGATGAATCAGTTTCCGCAGAATAAAAACGTCGTTCTTGGGGTGAAAACGACATGAGCGTCAAGGACGTGGTCTATCGAGTGGTGCACAACTACCCAGGCGGGGTGCCGGCAATGGCCGCCCGCATGGGCATCAGCAAGCACGTCCTCCAGAACAAAGTCAATCCGAACAATTCTACGCACCACACCACCGAGAAGGAACTGGAGGAGATCCAGATGTACGCGGACTCCGATGAGATCGCGAAGGAATTTGCTGGTCAGCGGAGCATGATCTGCATCCACATCGCGAAGCACGAAGGCGCTTCCGACAAAGAGCTCTTCGACCTCATCATCAACATGGAGCGGGAAAAGACGGACTGGCTCAACTCCATCCAGAAAGCGCTGGCGGATGGCGTCATCGATCCTGTGGAATTCAAACGCATCAAGAAAGAATCCATGGATCATCTTTCGGCTGTTGCCGAGTTTGCAAGCCGGATTGAATCGATAGTGCAGGAAAGGCGGCGGCAGCCGCGCAACGGCAAGAAGCAACGGAAATGACAAGCCGTCCTGCATCGCCCCGTCTTCGCCAGCTATTCGCGCTGGCCTATGCGATCAGGCAGCGCAGGAACAAGAAGCCCGTGGCGAATGCTTGGTTTGCGAAAGCAAAGGCGATGCTGGCGAAGACGGGCAAAGAAAATGGCTAATTGTCACCTTACCGAATTGCTAGAGCAACCTAGGGGATGTCTAGCATTTAATAATGCTGTGTACGAAAGCCCGGCCGCGCCAGGGATTTGGGATTGGGTTAGTAAGAAAGCGGAGGACGCAGTTTGCTTTGATATGGGCGCCTTTGAGGCAGGCGCGAAGATAATCCCGCACCTCGTCAGGAATCCCTACTCGGTATGTTGGTACGAGTGCGCAAATCCTTCCTCAGGCTGGATTGTAGGCGTTCTTGTGAATGAAATGCAGTCAACCACCCTTTGGGTGGTTTTTCTTCGCGATTCTCGCAGTCGCAAATGGAATCTTGTTTCATGGGCGGAGATTCATGAAATAAATAACTCAGACGTACGATGGAAAATATTCCCTCACCATGATGACGCACAGATCGAGATTGCAATAACCGATGTGCTAAACGGTGTCTGCGCGTTTTTGTCCGCCCTTAACTGTTCAAACGTTTCCCGTATCGAACATCGTCCTCCAGAAAAGCTCCAAAAAGCCCGCGCAAGGTGGGGCAAGAAACCTCTTTTTTCCTTTTGGACATTGCATCTCGATCTGAATAAGCAAAGCGACCCTGGTTCATCTGTGGGCGGAGCCCATGCTTCTCCACGGCTACATCTTCGACGCGGTCATGCAAGGCAGTTTGCGCCTGGGAAATGGACATGGGTTAGGGACTGTGCCGTCGGAAACAAGGTTGCAGGGGTAATAAGCAAAGACTATGCATTGAAACGGATAGGAGGAAGCCATGCTACACGATGATCTTTTCAGCCTAAAAGTAATACGTGGCGGAATGAGGTGGATTCTTGAATGTGCGGAGCAACACCCTGAAGCGGTGGCAACATTTGTTAAAGCAATAGGGAAAGAGGAAGAATTTAGAGCAATTTTAAAAGACATTCGTTCCCTTTTGGCTGACAAACAGAAACGAAAAACTGTTATTCACTGATAGCTAATCCAGTCTGTGAAACAACCGCCCATCGACTTCAAAGCCATTGCCTCCGCCGCGCTGTCACGTGCGGATTCCCTGTTACGGCAATGGCTGCCTGATGGCAAGCGGGATGGGCATGAATACAAAGCCCTCAACCCCACCCGCGCTGATAGCAAAGTAGGAAGTTTCTCGATCAATCTCAACACTGGGGCCTGGGGAGACTTCGCAACCGGCGATGCCGGTGGCGATCTCGTGTCGCTTTACGCCTTCCTCCATGGTCTCGATCAGCTGAAAGCCGCCCGGGAGGTTGCCGAGCTTGTCGGAATCGACCTCACCGATGACAAGCCGAAGGGCAAGAAAAAGCCGGATCTGAAAGTCTTAAAAACCCCCTGGAAGCCTATCCTGCCGGCGCCAGCTGACGCGGGCCCTCCACCTGTTGCGCACTACGCCCGGGGGAAACCGCAAGCGGTCTGGACCTACTACGACGCTGAAAAGCGGATCAACGGGTATGTGTATCGGTTCGCTACTTCCGACGGGGGCAAGGAAACGCTCCCCGTCTGCTACTGCGCGCATGGCGAAACAGGGCAGCGCGAGTGGCGTTGGCTCTCTTTCCCGGAGCCGCGCCCTCTGTATGGCCTCGACCGCCTCGGTGCTCATCCGAATCTGCCTGTCCTGCTTGTAGAGGGAGAGAAATGCGCGGATGTGGCCGTCGATCTGCTCCCCGAGCTGGTGATCGTTTCCTGGCCGGGAGGCGGGAAGGCCGTCGACAAGGTTGATTGGTCGCCGCTCTATGGCCGCAACATCTTTGCATGGCCGGATTGCGACGCGCAGCGGGAAAAACTCAGCAAGACGCAAAAGGAACTCGGCATCGATCCGCTCACCTTGGCCCTGCTTCCTGAAGCGAAGCAGCCTGGCATGAAAGCGATGCTGGATATCGGCGCGCAGCTGGTGGCCGCGGAAGCAAACACGAAATTCCGGATCGTCAACATCCCCTTCCCAGGGGAAAAGCCTTCCGGATGGGATATCGCCGACGCGGTGGCGGAAGGCATGGATGCCGAGGCGCTCAAGGCTTTCATTCGAAACCTGCGCAAGCCTGCGGAACCCGCGAAAAGCGATTCCACGCAACGGCCGCTTCGCGATGAGGCAGGAGAAAGATCAGACTGGGATTCTTCCTGGCTGCTATGGAAGAAAGGCGACATTGTTCCTTGCCTCGCCAACGTGTTTGACATATTGCGCAACGACGAGGCCTGGAAGGGCGTCCTCGCTTACAACGCTTTTTCGTACCAGGTGGTGAAGCTCAAACCACCACCCTACGCAGACGGGAAGATCGGCGAATGGGATGAACAGGACGATGCACAAACCACGATGTGGATCACCCGGAAATACAAGTTCGCGCCTTCGTCGAAGCTCACCGCCGACGCTGCGGAAGCAATCGCGAAATTTCACAGTTTCAACCCTGTCCAGGATTATCTCAAGAGCTTGAAATGGGATGGCGTGTCCCGGGTCGAGGAATGGCTTTTCGATTACCTGGGCATAGCAAAAACCGAATATTCCACCCGTGTCGCGAAGTGGTTCTTGATCGGCATGGTCGCACGTGCGATGAAGCCAGGAGTGAAATTCGACTACTGCCTGGTACTCGAGGGCGAACAGGGGAAGTTGAAGTCCGCCGCCCTGCGCGTATTGGGCGGTGAGTGGTTTGGCGATACAGACCTGGACCTGAACAATAAGGATTCGATGTCCGCGATTCGTGGCAAATGGTTGTATGAATTTGCCGAGCTGGGCTCGCTGGCCAAGTCGGAAGCTACTCGTCAGAAATCGTTTTTGTCTCGCCAAGTAGATGAGTTCCGGCCGGTGTACGGGCGGCGAGAGATCCGCAGCCCACGGCAACTCGTTTTTGGTGGGACCACCAATGAGTGGGAGTGGAACCGCGATCCCACAGGCGGTCGCCGCTTCTGGTCTGTGAAGTGCGATTCGGAAGTGGATTACCAAGGGTTGTCCCAGGCGCGAGATCAGCTTTTCGCGGAAGCCTACGCGCTATTTATCGCCGGAGAAAGATTCTGGCCTACCGGCGAAGAGCAGAGAAGCATCTTCGATCCCGAGCAGCTCAAGCGCACCGTTGCAGATACCTACGTCGACATGCTGCATGACTGGGTGGAAAAGCAATACCGCGAATTCTCGATGGCGGAAGCGGCGCTGGATTGCTTGAAGCTCGACGCTTCCAAACTTACCCGCGATGTGCAAACCCGGATCGGCAGCGCTTTGCGCCAGCTCGGTTGCACTCGCTTTGAAAAACGCACAAATATCATCCGGCACTGGTACAAGCCTCCCGAAAGAAATGAGGCAACGTCGACGTCCGGGGATGCGAATGGAGGGAACCGTGAGTCGATTCCTTTCTAATTCTGAGACAGAGGTATGGAAGGTATGGAACAGGTATGGAACCCTGAAACCCGCATGGGCAGGGATTCTTCCATACCTTCCATACGTTCCATACCTTTTTTCTCATGCACACACGCACATGCGCACACGCGCGCGCACGCGCGTGCACACACATCATTTTCAGTATGGAAGGTATGGAGGTATGGAAGAGCCAACAGGGATAAGGGTTTCCGCCTTCCACACCTTTCGAGGAGGTATGGAACAGGTATGGAACCGATAGAAAAAATAGACGTTGCAACGGTCACGAAAGAGCAGGTGAGGGAAATGTTTCCCGAATGCGTTGCGTTTGCCGATGAAATGCGGGAGCTGTTTGGCCCTGGAGCGAGGCCGGTCTATATGCGTGAGGGAAACAGGGAAATCGGAACTCCCAGCCCTAAGCCGGTTGAGGTCCCCAGCCCTCCAAAGCTCACCTCTTCCGTACCGACAAGCATGAGGTGGCGGAAATGACTGAACGGAGCTATGCCCTCCCCGCGAGCTATTACCGTGACCCTGCCGAAACGCTGGAGCAACTGGAGTTGGATGAACTCGGCTGCAAGCTGTGCACCAGGCACGTGGTCTTCCTGGGACGTTCGCTCTGTACGCATGAGCGAAATGAGAAACAGGAGGGCGTTCCCAGGATCGGGCATCGATGCAAATGGTTTGATGAGAGGAGGTAGACCATGTGCGACAGGATATACAAAGAAGTATCGGAAAACTTCATTCGACAAATGCGTAACTGGGCGCTGACCACTGCCGGGGTCATTCCGATGTCCTATGCCATGAGCTCGTGCTATGGCATCTCAGCCAAGGATACTTATGGCGATGGCGGTGAGCCGATATTGATCGGCGAGGCTGAAGATATCAATGTTGCCTTGCTCACAATGCCGTTGCGTTTCAGGATCGCGGTCATGCTGTTCTGGCAATACGAAGGTAGACCGCTCGCATGGTTTGCGCGCCGTTGCGGGGATGGCGTAGATTGGCGCACCTTCGAACGGAGAGTGGTACACGGGCATGAATTGCTGAAGGCCGCGATTGCACGGCAGCATGAGAAAATGGAGCATTACCGCGAAGCACTCAGAAAGCTGCAGAATGCTTGACATTCCATTTTTGTCGGTTTATCCTCCCGCTTGTAAGAGTTTCAGAAGTCCGCCCAAACCAAGCCAGCCATCCGAGCTGGCTTTTTTATTTCGAGTTCGATGATTGATTGGCAGCCCATTGAGACCGTGCCGCATGATCGGCGCGTGATCTTCTATTTCCCTGCAAGCGCAAGCGGACGGGTCAAGGATTGGATCGAGTGCGGTTACTTCTCTTCGATCGGTACGTTAGGACGTGAGCGTGTCACACATTGGGCAGACATTAGTCTTCCAACCAATGCCGCCTAGCCAGCGGCTTTTTTATTTTCCAAGGTACTTCCAGGGACCGCGGTCAACGCGGCACGCAAGGACGCGAAAAAGCGCTAGTGACCGGAACCGCATGGGGTGGTCATCTTGGGGTGGTCTGTACGGTCAATTCGGGTGGTCGTGTAACGGTCAGCAGGTAGACGGATGGCAGACTTCGTTTCGTTGAGGGAATTCTCCCGCCGCCTGGATGTGAGGCTTTCCGCGGTACAAAAAGCGATCAGGACCGGCCGCGTGACATGCGTTAAACGAGATGCCACCGGACGCCTTGTCGGCGTCAACCCCGAACTCGGTCTGCAAGAGTGGGCCCGCAACACCGATCCTTGCGAGGCCGTGAAGAGCGGCAAGATAATAGAAGCGCCGACAACCGCTGCCGCACAGCAGCTGTCGCTGGTGCAGACGTCTGCACAGCAACCTGCCGATGCCGAACCCGCAACGCCAGGCTACCAGGACCATCGCGCGAAACGCGAAAAGCATTTGGCCGATATCGCCGAGCTGGAGTATCTCGAACGCGTCGGCACGCTGGTTTCTGCAGCCGATGTCGAGCGCGAGATCAGCGAAATATTCACGCTCCTCAAGAGCAATATTTTCCGTATCGTTGATCGCAAGGCGCAGCTGCTCGCCACGGAAAGCGACCCTGCGAGGATTGAACGATTGCTCAGAGCCGAACTGACACTGGTATTTGATGAATGCTCGCGTGGATTTGACGACACTGTCGCCAGCCGGACTGAGGAACGCCCGGCAGCTGTGTCGTAAGGTTGCTGCGCGCGCGCTGGCGCCTGAACCGGACCTGACCGTCTCCGCCTGGTCTGACCAGCACCGCAAGCTGTCGTCGAAGGCGTCATCCGAGTCTGGCCAATGGCAGACTTCGCGCACGCCCTACCTGCGCGACATAATGGATGCGATGTCGATGTCGCACCCATGCACGGACGGCGTCTTCATGAAAGGCACGCAAATCGGGGGATCCGAGGCGCTGTATAACGCGATCGGGTATGTGGCGGACCAGGTGCCCTGCCCGATCATGCTGGTGATGCCGACTACGGACACGGCAAAGCGCGTATCGAAACAGCGCCTGCAGCCGATGATCGATGAAACACCTTGCCTGCGGACGAAGTTTGCGGAGGTTAAATCGCGGGTATCGTCCAACACAGTCCTGATGAAGGACTTCCCCGGCGGAGTGCTGGTGATCACTGGCGCAAACTCCGGGCCCGGCTTGCGTTCGATGCCGGTACGGGTATTGCTGCAGGATGAGGTCGACGCCTATCCCGACGATGTGGACGGCGAAGGCGACCCGTCAGCGGTAGCGGACAAGCGGACCGATACGTATGCCAGGGCAAAGCGCATCAAATGCTCGACGCCAAAGATCAAGGGGAAGTCGCGGATAGACCGGCGCTACCAGGCTGGCACCCAAGCTCGCTACTATGTTCCTTGTCCACACTGCGCACACGAGCAGCACTTGCGCTGGGACCAGGTGCGCTGGGAGCTCATGCATCGGCAGGAGGCCGTCTGCGCGGAATGCGGTGGCATCTCCGAGATCGATCCGGGTGCGCAGGATGCAATTACCTGTGGACATTGCCAAGCCGGAATCCTGATCAACGACAGCACCACTCGCGAGGTGGTCACCGATGAAATCGAGCGCGTCTGGTACGAGTGCGAAGACTGCGGCGAGCCGATCCAGGAGCACCATAAAACCGCGATGCTTGAGCAGGGTCGGCATATCCACCATGCGCCGGGCCCAGGTATGGTTCTGGAAGATAACGATCCGGACCCGCATGCCCTGTGGGCCATGGTCCGGGGAGAAGTAAAGCGCTTCCTGCCGAACTGGACCAAGCCTCTGTCCTGGCATGTTTCGGCGCTGTACTCCCCTTTGGGATGGTTCAGCTGGCATAAGGCCGTGCGCCAGTATCTGGATGCGCAGCAGGGTGGCTATGACGAGGAGACCGGGGAATCCTTGATGCAGGTGTTCGAGAACACCGTCAAGGGCGAACCATACGAGATCGTCGGCGAGCAGCCGAAGATCAACCTCATCAAGCAGCGCGTCGAGGATTACCAGGTGGGGCAGGTTCCCGCCGGCGGGCTGCTGCTGGTCGCGGGGGTCGATGTCCAGGGAGATCGACTGGAAGTTGAGGTGGATGCCTTCGGGCGTGGCGAGGAATGCTGGACCATAGACCACCAGGTCATCCACGGCGACCCGACCCGCAAAGGTCCGGGCTCAGTCTGGGACGCGCTCGCGGAACTGCGCAGCAAGGCGTATGTGCATGCCGGAGGACAGACAGTCAGGATTACTGCCATGGCGGTCGATTCAGGTTATCTGACGCAGGAGGTTTACGACTTCTGCCGCACCTGGTCACATCGCCACGTATTTGCCACCAAGGGAGATGGCGCTACCGGTAAACCGATTATCTCGCGCCCAGTACTGGTAGACATGAACTACAAGGGCACGCGAATCAAGAACGGCGTCCAGTTGTGGCATGTCGGAACCGATACGGCGAAGGAGCGGTTTTACAAACGGCTCGAGCTGGAAGAGCGCGGCGCCGGGTATCACCACTTTCCCCGAGGCCTGCCGGACGAGTACTTCGAGCAGCTCGCCGCGGAGAAGCTGATCCGACGCAAAGTGCGCGGGATGGAAAAACACGAGTGGGTCAAAACCCGCGAGCGCAACGAAGCGCTGGATCTGAAAATACTCTGCTATGCGGCCGCGATCTATGCCGGCCTGCAGCGTACGAATTGGGACATGCTGGAATCCGTGATCAATCCAACCCAGCAAGACATGTTTGCCAGAAAGAATACTTCACTACCGGCAGCAATGCCGGCCGCGGGAGGCGCGGTTTCCGCGCCTCCACCAGAGCCACTGGCCGTACCGCAACCCCCGCAACCCGCCTCGAGCGGGTTTTTTAATGCCCCGAAAACACGGCGCATGCGCAGCGCAGGCATTACAGCGAGATAAAACATGGCTGGAATCACACTTGAACAAGCCGAAGCGCAACTGGCGCTCTGGATCGAGGCGGACATGCGCGTTTCCAAGAAGCAGGAATACACCATTGCCGGACGTACCTGGCGCGCAGCTGACGCTGGCGAGATCAGCCGGAAGATCGACTATTGGAATGGCTGGGTTCAAAGGCTTTCGCGTGGAGGCAATGGTGGCATGCGGATTCGTGGAGTGACACCCGCATGAAGTTTTCTGTAAAGGTTGGCCGTCAGGAAATCGCGGTCAACGAAAACCTCGTCGATCGCGCGGTGCGCTACTTTAACCCGGCTCGTGCACAGCGGCGGATGCAGGCGCGCCTGCAGATGGAAGCCTTTTCTGGCGGCAACAGTTACACGGGCGCATCGAAGTCGCGCCGCTCCATGAAGGAATGGCATACCACGAGCGGCAGTGCCGATGGTGATCTGCTCGGCGATCTGCCGGCGCTGCGCGAGCGGTCGCGTGACCTGGTGCGCAATGCTCCCTTGGCAACCGGGGCGATCAATACCGTAGTTACCAATGTCATCGGCACCGGGCTCTCGCTTCAATCCCGGGTGAACCGCGAAGTGTTGGGCATGACGGAAGAGCAGGCAGCGGAATGGCAAAAAAATGCCGAGCGCGAATTCCGGATGTGGAGCGAGAGTCCGGATTGCGATATCACGCGGACACAGAATTTCTATGAATTGCAGGATCTGGCCTTTCGGGGCGCCCTGGAATCAGGCGATTCATTTGCCTTGCTGCCTCACCTCAAGCGGCCTGGAGACGCTTATGGACTGAAGGTCCAGTTGGTGGAAGGCGATCGGGTATGCAATCCAAATTTCGCGATGAATAAGGCGGGTATCGCCGGGGGTATAGAGCTCGACAAAAATGGCGCGCCGCTCGCATGCCACATCCTGAGGAGCCATCCGGGCGACTTCAGATTCAAGAATGGCGAGTGGGACCGTATCCCCGTCTTCGGAGAAAAAACCGGACGGCGCAACGTGCTCCACCTCTTCAAGCGGGTGCGCCCAGGACAGAACCGGGGCGTACCATACCTGGCGCCGGTGATCGAGGCATTGAAGCAGATCGACCGCTACACCGAAGCAGAGATCATGGCAGCGGTCGTGTCCGGCATGTTCACGGTGTTTGTTCACTCCGAGGGACAGGGGCTGGACCCCGCGAACCAGATGGGCATGGCTGCGGAGACCGGCTCCAGGCCATCCGATACCGATATCAAGATGGCCTCTGGCGCCATCATCGATCTCGGGCCCAACGAAAAAATAGAGACGGCAAATCCTGGCCGGCCGAATACCGCGTTTGATCCTTTCGTCATGGCGATACTGCGGCAGGTTGGCGTAGCTCTCGAATTGCCATTCGAAATACTGGTCAAGCACTTCACCGCGAGCTATAGCGCAGCTCGGGCCGCAATGCTGGAAGCATGGAAGTTTTTCCGGGTGCGCCGTGAATGGATCGCCTCGCGCTTCTGCCAGCCGATCTATGAAACGTTTCTGGCCGAAGCAATTGCGAGCGGCCGCATCCTGGCGCCCGGCTTCTTCGATGACCCGCTGATCCGTGCCGCATATTGCAGTGCGCAATGGCAGGGTGACGGCCCTGGTGCGATCGACCCGCTCAAGGAATCGCTGGCTGTTGAGAAGCGTCTTGAAATCGGTATGTCAACATTGGCAAAAGAAACCGCTGCGTACGATGGCAGCGATTGGGAAGATAACCACGCTCAGCAAGTGCGTGAGAATGCGATGCGCCGCGAAGGCGGGCTGATAGCGACGCAGCCCACCCAGGCAGCGTCCGAGGTGCTACCGGAGGAGGATTCATCTGGCGGCAACGACGAACCGGCGGATACCGGAAATCAGGGGAGTACCCCTGCCGATGGCATTCAGCTACTTAACGGTTTTGCGCGGCTGGACGCACTTGAAGAATCACTCAAGCATGTAATGCAAACCGTAGAAAAAATCCGCGTCGATCATCCACCACGGAAATACGTTCAGCACGTGGAGCGCGACGAAAACCACGAAATCATCCGAGTCACCAATACGATAGTAGAGGATTAAAAATGGCAAACGTACTTTTCAACAAGGGCCGGGAAGGCATCCTGGATACCACCATCGATATCACAGGCGATGTGCGCGTGATGCTGGTGAAGAGCGCTTACACATTCAATGCCGCGCATGAGTTCCTGTCGGACATCACATCCGGAAACGACAATGGCCGCAGTGCCGCGCTGGGATCCAAAACCTATACTGACGGCGTATTCGACGCCGCGGATACGTCTCTGACTGCGACCGGCGCCGTTGCAAGCAACGCCCTGGTGCTGTTCCAGCATACCGGCTCGGACGCTACCGCGCGGCTGATTGCCTATATCGACACCCCGAGTTCCGGCTTGCCGATTACCCCGAGCGCGGGCCAGGTAGTTAACATCACCTGGGATTCCGGTTCCAACAAGATTTTCAAACTGTAATCGTGCAAGGCTTGTTGGAAGAATTGCGGGATGATCCGGCCGCGGTGGGTTACGCGCCACTCATCGCCGCCAACAATGACGAGGCTATAGCAACGCTGCTGAACGATGCAGTGATGCCAGTTGTGGGTGAGATTTCCCGCTCAGATCTGGCGACATGGGCTGCAGCTACCGGCATGCGAGCAAAAATCGAGGACGTTTCGAAAGATGTCCAATCGCCGTTACGGTCCTCTGCACTCGCGATAATCGATGTGCTGAAAGGTGCATCTGCTGGCATCGATTTGTCGAAGCCGACAAATATGGGAATACTCGACGCATGGGAGAGCGCAACTCTCCTGAGCGCAGAAGACAGAG